ACTACTATTTTATTATACGAGGTATTTTACTATGCTGAAGAATGTTATTAAAGGTTTTGAGGAAATGATGAACTGTGTTCTGACCGCTATGAACAAGTCGCTGAGCGACCCGTATGCGGGCTGGAACGAAGGGGAAGAACTCCTCATGCTGAACGAGGTTCGGTGTGGTATCCGCTAATGGATATTCTGACCGGAAAACGGGCGTATGGAAACATGCGCTTTTTTCTTTGACGTTTCGGTGCAGGCGCGAAAAATACAGCCTCCTTTATGGAAGGAGATAGCTCAGTTGGCAGAGCGCTGCTTGATTGCAGAGGTCGTGGGGTCCGAATCCCATTCTCTTTCTTTTTTCTATTCTAGAATAGAATGTTGGCGCGAAAAACGCATTGTCCTTTATGGAAGGATGTCTTCCGAAGAACGAAAGGAGAAATGCTATTATGGCAAAACGAGTAAAGACGAATTATGACCGCGGGTATGTGAACGCTATGGATAAGATCCGCGTGTTCATCGAAAGCAGCTCGAAAGTGATGTATGTCGATACACGCGAGTATAAGAATGCTGAGACGGCACGCTGTGCTTACCGGAACGCGATCGCGCTGGTGCGGGCAGGAGGAATCGTGCGTGTTACTTGCAACCGCAATGAGCTTTTCCTGATTCGCAATGACATCTGAGGCGAAATAGAGCTTACGAGAACTCGTAGGCTCTTTTTCTTTTTTTCCGCACGCAGGGGACAGGTTCCTCTACTATATTATTAAAAAGGAGAATTTCAAAATGGACGCAAAACTGTTTCTGATCGTTTTCATCTGCATTGCTGCACTGGGGCTGGTGCTGGGTATCGCCATTGGTTTCAACCTGAGCGAAGGCCAGATGTGTGTCGGTGATCTTGTGATCGCACCCGGTGACGAGGATGCAGACCATTACATGTTCCTGGACCTTGCAAAAAGTCCGGAAACTCTGGCAGGGAAAGAGCGGGTGATGCTGAACATCAAAATGATCCGGACGCGAAAATAACGTGGTGCTCTATGGAGGAGACTCCAGAATGATATTTTGTAAAGGAGATTTTTCAAAATGGAAAACTACGAAAACAAAGAATTGCTGAAAGACGCTGCGAAGAAATCGCTGGAAAGTCTTAAGGATCTGAAGCCGGGTACGGAAGAGTACAATACGGCTGCAAACATGGCGTTGAAGCTGTACGATATGCAGCTCAAGGATGAAGCGCAGGAAAACGAAAAACAGCTGAAAAAGGACGAGGCCGTGCGGAAAGTGCACGAACTGGAACTCGATCAGGAGAAAGCGGAAAAGGCGCGCAAACTTGACTGGGCAAAAATCGGCATGAAGGCGCTGACGTTTGCAGGCACGATTGGCATGACTGTGTACTGGTCGATCTGCGAGGCGGGCGGCGTGACTCAGCTGTCGAGAGCAATCGGCGAGGGAGTACATGAGCTGAAGAGAGGCTTTACGGAAAAAGACTAAAAAGGAGGAACCGAGGAGGGTTCGTGGCGAAAGCTGCGGACTCTCTTTATTTTTATGCGATACCACGATAACGCTCAGCCGCAGGAGTGGACGAACTACTATGGGAGCGTCTACCGCTGCAACCATCCTGTGTACCGGGTATGCACCTTGTATAAAGAGCGCAGCAAGGGCCTGTGCGTGATCCAGCAGCGCTACAACGAGAAAAGCAAAGCGACCTACTGGAGTGCCATAGACCCATGGCTGACCGATAAAATTTATCTGCATGACGGGTTCAAGGAATACTTTGACAGCCACGCCAAACGAAAAAATCAAAACGGAGAATATCCTACCGTGACCGTGCGACAGATCATGTGGGCGCTGCGGATGAAGCCATTGAAAAAGGAACGCTGGGAGACTGTGTTTGACAGAAGCACGATTTAGGACGCGGATTTTACAGAGTGCTTTATGAGACGAGTTACGTCTTAACATTTATATTTTGGAGGTATGAAAGATGAAAATTGACGCAAGATTAGTTAAGCAGAGCGTAGGCATGATCGTTGGTGGTGTCATTTTTGCATGGAGTGCGATGGACAAGGGCCGGATTGACGGCATTAAGGAAGGAAAGAGGCTTCAGGCAGGATGGACAGTACGAGCAATCGAAGACGCGTATGAAAAGGAAAAGGCGGATGATATTATCAATCGAGTCAATGCCAAATTCAATGAATATGTAAACGAAAAGTAACTCAAAGGCAGGAGCTGTGGAGAAATCTGCGGCTCCTGTTTTTCGCCTTAACGCGAAAAAATCTCCTTGCTTTATGGAGCGAAGACCATGAACAAAGGAGAATACTATGCGAGAAAACAAATTTTGGAACTATTCGATTACGATTGGCAACATGATTGTGACATTGGCATTCGGACTTGGAGTGGGTCTGGTAGTGCTGTTGGTTACATTGATTGTGCGATCGATTCTTAGCAAGAAATGACAAAACAAGGTACGAACTGAACTTGTCTTTGTTCCGGAATTGAGCTGTGGAGAGATCTGCGGCTCTTTCTTTTTTCTTCGCAAAGACGCGAAAAATTCACCTTGCTTTATGGAGGTAAGAGGGCTTTATCGAAAGGAGAAATTACTATGATGAAAGCTATCAAAAACTTTATGAAGAAACCTATTACTTGGGGCGACAGCTTTAAGTGGAGCGCTTATAAGGACAAGGCAGAGAGGCTTGATAAATACAATTCATTCAGAGATGCAGCAGAAAACACATGACTTTCTCGTGAGAATGCAGGTGCCGATGGCGACATTCGGTGGAGATCTCATGGGAGAAGCGATTGATTTCGCTATTCATGAAATGCGGAATAATCGTTTTGTCACACTGACAGACATTGAAAATGTACTTAGCGATCGTTTTCACTGCAGTGCAAGTTCAGCGGATGCACGGCTTCGCAGGGCACTGGACGTGACTGAGTTTCGGTGTGGAGAGTATCCGAACCCTGAACTTGAGCGGCTTCGGGCCGAATATCAGGTTGATCGGTGGTCTGTGAAACGGTTCATTTATGCCGCGGCAAGGAAGGTGATGAACGATTTTGACTGATTCTCGGCAACTTTTTGGCCAAAAACCCACTTCGTGGCCAAAAATTTTTGCAAAAATGGCCACAAAATATTACGATAATACATAATAAAATTGCCATTTGGCCAAAAACCCACTTTTTTCTTTAACTTAATAAAAATTTTAAAATTTTATATATAGTAATTAAGGATAAAAAACGGGCTTTTGGCCACGGCGAAAGTTTAACGTCTTATCGAGCCGGAAAATGTTACAATATTTTAACCTTGAACTATATCCCCTGACAGTGTAATATAGAACTGCATTAAATAGACGTACTGCCCTTTAATGAAGTGCGAGGTGAAAAATATGAACTATATGGATGCGCTTGCAAAAAATTGGCGTGAGCACGATTACTCTTTTGAAGGACGAGATGTTCTTCCGAATGGCGATGAAGTTTGGATCTATACTACATTGGAACTTGGGCTACCAGTGCTATGGGTGAAGCATCCAGACGGATCGTTTGACTACCGTGTTCTCCATACTCCCGGCTATGATGAACCAACAGGCGAACATTGGTGTTGGAACTGTCATTGCCAGATGGTGCATCATGATGATGAATGGCTGTGCCCGAAATGCGGAGATCATATCGATGATAACGACATAGACCTTTTGTCATCTCCGACAGAGGAAGCAAGCTATCCAGACGATGACCTTGAACCAGAACCTGAGTGGTACGACTGATACAGTAAATAAAATCTGCCTCTGCGCTAACAACGCAGGGGCTTTTCTTTTGCCCGAAAATAATAAAATCTTGCAAAAATTAGCAAAAACTGACGCGATAAAAACATGCCCTTTTATGGGGGGAATAGAACGCGTCTTGAACGCACTATTCCTTTTATTTTGGAGGTTTTTATCATGCTCGAAAACAAATTCAAACAGGGATTGACGAAAGAACTGAAAGAACGCTTTCCCGGCTGTGTAGTGGTCCATCTTGACCCGAACGAGGTGCAGGGGCATCCCGATCTTTTGGTTTTGTATGGTTCCACCTGGGCAGCACTCGAAGGCAAGCGCTCAGCAAATGCACCTCATCGTCCGAATCAGGATTATTATGTCCGTCAGATGAATGAGATGAGCTTTGCCGCTTTCATTTATCCTGAGAACAAGGAGGAAGTTCTCAATGCAATGGAACGATCATTCCAGGCTCGTGGGGCAGCACGCCTTTCTGGGTGCAAGTAAGTATCATTGGCTGAACTATGATACTCAACGCCTGGTGGATGCTTTCATGAGCTGTCAAGCAAAGGAGAAAGGCACTCGGCTTCATGCTTTTGCTGCAGAGTGCATTAACCTGAAGCAAAAGCTCCCGAAGAGCAAGAAAACCCTCAACGCATATGTCAACGATGCAATTGGTTTCCGCATGGACCCCGAGCAGGTTTTGTTTTACAGCGAAAACTGTTTTGGTACTACAGATGCCATTGCATTTAACGACAAAGATAATTTTCTTCGTATTCATGATCTTAAAACAGGAGCTGTTCCAGCACATATGGAGCAGCTCTTTATTTATGATGCGCTGTTCTGCATGGAGTATCATGTCAAACCGAAAGATATTCTTATCGAAAATCGCATTTACCAAAATGATGATGTTCTCATTGAGACACCGACGGCAGATATCATTGATCCCATCATCGAAAAGATTAAAGAATTTGACAAAATCATTGCGGATCTAAGATAAGGAGCAGCGTTATGAATCCAATTGAGAAAGACCTTAAAAACTACTACGGCACGAGTTCCGACTCTGATATTTTGGAGCATTACGGCACAAAGCGCCATTCCGGCCGCTATCCTTGGGGTTCTGGTGATAATCCTTATCAGCACTCTGGTGACTTTCTGTCTCGTGTGGAAACGCTCAAGAAGAAGGGAATGTCCGAGAATGAAATTTTAAATCAAATCAATAGCACTCTTCCCAAGGAGTACCAGCTCGGTCTTACCGAATTTCGAGTGGCTCGACGTAAAGCAATCCATGAGCGCAAGGCATCTGAGTATGAGAAAATCGCTGCTTTAAAGGAACAGGGTCTCGGCTGGAAAGCCATCGGTGAAAAGCTTGGTATGAGCGAGTCCAGTGTGCGCTCAAAATATGCAGGCACTGCTGATAAAAAAGCGCAGCGTGCAGAGAATATTGCTGACACGTTGAAAAAAGAAGTGGACAAGAAAGGCATGATCGATATTTCCGAAGGTGCCAATCTTGTAATGGGTGTGTCGCAATCTGAGCTTGACGACGCTGCATATACGTTGGAAGCGGAATACGGTTACAAACGTTATGGCGTAGGTATCCGTCAGCCGACCAACATCCGTCAGCAGACTAACATTACGGTGTTGGCTAAGCCTGAATTCGACCAGAAGTATGCTTATCAGCATCAGGATCAGATTGATTCGCTCGGCGATTATCATTCTGACGACGGTGGCGATACGTTCAAGAAGCTTCAGCGTCCTGCAAGTCTGGATTCAAGCCGTGTTGCCATCCGGTATGGCGATGAAGGTGGTCTGGACAAAGATGGTGTCATGGAAATTCGCCGTGGTGTGCCCGACCTTGACCTTGGCAAGAGTCATTATGCGCAGGTTCGTATCCTTGTCGATGGTGACCATTATCTGAAAGGCATGGCGGTCTACTCTGATGATCTTCTTCCCGATGGTGTGGACATCATGTTCAACACTAACAAGCCTTCCGGTACGCCCAAAATGAAGGTCCTGAAGGAAGCAAAAGCTGATCCGGACAATCCGTTTGGAGCAGCCATCAAAGCCAATGGCCAGAGTACATACATCGGTTCTGATGGAAAGGAGCATCTTTCTCCTATTAACAAACTGAAAGAGGAAGGCGATTGGGATACAATGTCCCGAAATGTATCTTCGCAATTCCTATCCAAACAGCCGAAAAAGCTTATTGAAAATCAGCTGAAGCTTACAATTGCGGATTATCAGGCGCAGTATGATGAAATTATGCACTACAATAATCCTACTGTTAAAAAGAAGCTGCTGAACGACTTTGCCGATACCTGTGAAGGTACGTCCATGACGCTGAAAGCATCGGCATTTCCGGGACAATCGACGAAAGTCATTCTGCCCATCAACCGAATTAAGGAAACAGAAGCTTACTGTCCGACCTATGAGAACGGCACACAGCTTGCACTGATTCGCTATCCTCATGCCGGCACCTTTGAGATTCCGATTGTTACAGTCAACAACAAAAATGTCAGTGGCAAGCGCAATCTTGGACAGATCCAAGATGCTATCGGCATCAATGCCAAGGTGGCAGAGCGTTTGTCCGGTGCAGACTTCGATGGTGATACCGTTATGGTGATTCCTGTCAGCGATAAGGTTCCCATTAAATCTACTCGTCCGTTGGAACAGTTGAAAGGTTTTGACCCCAAGACTGCATATGCAGTTCCTGAAGGCAATCCCAACAACGTGCGTCTCATGAAAAAAGAAGAGAAGCAGCGTGAAATGGGTGTTATCTCGAACCTCATCACGGACATGACTCTTCGTGGTGCGTCTGAAGAGGAACTGGCTCGTGCTGTCAAGCATTCGATGGTTGTTATCGATGCAGAGAAGCACAAGCTGGATTACAAACGCTCTGAGAGGGAGAACGGTATCCAGGAACTGAAAGAAAAGTGGCAAATCCGTGTGGATGAGGACGGTACTACGCATTATGGTGGCGCATCAACGCTCCTGTCTCGGCGCAAGCAGACCATCCGTGTGCCTGAGCGTCGTGGTAGCGTGCGCGTGGATAAAGAAACTGGTGAACTCATTTATAAGGAGAGTGGGCGTGCCTTCATCGATCCGAAGACTAAGAAAGAGCGTATTGCCGAGGATACCGTAAGTCTGATTTCCGAGACAAAGGACGCAAGAACCCTCTCTTCTGGCACTATTCAGGAGAACTTGTACGCAGACTTCTCTAATAAGCTCAAAGCTATGGCAGCACAGGCCCGCAAAGAGGCGGTCAACATGAAGGGCATCCAGCGTGATCCTGAGGCAGCCAAGACATATGCTGCGGAAGTTATGTCACTGAAAGACAAGTACACCACAATGCTGGCCAATAAACCTAAGGAGCGCAAGGCAATGCTGATTGCCAATGCCAACATCAAGGCCAAAATTCAGGAACTGGGCTTAGACCCGCAAAACACTGAGGACAAGAAAGAAATCAAGAAAATTTCTTCTGTTGAAATGCAGCGCGCTCGCGATAAGGTCGGCGCAAGTGGGCAAAAGTCCAAAGTCAGGTTTAGCGACAGAGAATGGGAAGCTATTCAGGCTGGCGCAATTTCCGACAACATGCTGTCAAAGTTCCTGAATTCTTCTGATTCGGATGAAATCGTGAAACGCGCAATGCCCAAAACCACGGCTTCGTTGTCTTCGGCTAAGTTGACCAAAGCAAGAGCGATGTTGCGAAGCGGTTACACTTATAAAGAGATTGCACAGGCGTGTGGCGTTCCTGAATCTACCGTTTATGATGCACTTGGAAAGTGATAACAGGAAAGAGAGGCTTTGAATTATGGTTCGATGCTTTCTGACCACGTTCGATAATCCCTACAATCCGTATGAGCAGTTCGAGCAGTGGTATCAGTATGACATGGATCACGGCTATAACTCGTCTGGCCTGCTTATGCGGCTGGCACAGACCTCTTCTCAGTTCACAGACAATGAAAATGCCTACGAAATTGAGAAAGCAATCAATAAAATCGTGGCAAACGATCCAGCTAACATCTATAAGAAGCTCAAGATCGAGATTAAGGACGATACCAATTACGCACAAAGTGCCTAAAGGCATAGGGAGGGGTCTCAAAATCGACACCCCCCCTCTCAAATCGCGCCGGTCTTTGATATTTCCCCGGAGGGAAAATTGATATTTGGGCTTTAAACATGCTGCCGAGGCCTTGGGGTGTAGACTGAGGTTTCGGCAGTTTTTGCAAGGGCTTATGGGGTAAGCGCCTCCTGAGAGCTTTCTGAGTTCATGACGTTCGACCTCCATCGGCATCGGGGCATTCTGTGTTGTTCTCCTTTATACGGAATGTTCGCTTTCTCCCTTCAAATGAAAAGCACTGCCACCACACCCATAAGCCTTTGCAAAAACTGAATTTTAGACAACAAAAGAAAGAGGGCCTTTTGAATGCGACCGAAGAAGAACACACCGGGAGAAGCGGCTGTGGCTTCGGCCCGGCCTGCAACAAGTCCGGAAGCACAGGAACAGTACATGATAAACCTGACCATGCAACTGGTGGAAAGAAGGCTGCGAGAAGGGACGGCTTCCAGTGCAGAAACAACGCACTTCCTGAAGCTGGCTACTATGAAAGCGGACCTTGAAAAGAAAAAACTGGAAGAAGAAAACAAACTGCTCCGGGCAAAGACCGAGACACTGGAAAACGCAAAGGACACCAAAGAAATGTACGCAAATGTGCTGAAAGCTATGGCAAAGTACAATGGCGTTGACGAAGACGAGGCCACAGACTATGAGTTTTAAAAGCTCTTATGCAGCCTGAGTCGTTCTGGCAGTGCTGTTTTTATCTACTTTACAGCAGCGGTTTTTCTGGTAAAGCGCAATATCCTGTGCGAATGGAAGACAGTGCTTTTGACTGGAGCAGTTGCATTGACACCGATGCTGCTTACAGATGACATGTTGCAGAAGAAAGGATTTTTATGATGACGGCATTTGAAGAAATCTGCTTCTGGCTGATGGCGGCGATGCCGTGGATCATGCTTGCATGCTTGTTCACAGACCGAGAACGACTGACAAACAAGCGGTACTGGTGGTATTTGCCTCCTAGTATTCTGTCGCTTTTGACGGCTATTGCGGTCGGGCTTCCACAAATTATTGATAAGTGGTTCGGCGGATTTGGCTGTTGGTGTACTCTGATTTTTACATTTATATGCGCTTACCATGACGAAATGGAAGGCCATAAGAACCTGCATAGTAAGTTGATTTGCCTCTCTATGATCTGCACGGTATTCGCCATGATCTGCTGGTGCTTGAGCTGCTTATGAAGACCTATACTGAACTTTGTCAGTATGCAACGTTTGAAGACCGCTTCCACTATTTGCAACTGCACGGTACGGTTGGATACGACACCTTTGGCTTTGATCGGTGGCTAAATCAGAGTTTTTACCAGTCAAGAGAGTGGCGGCAGTTCCGGGACAGGATCATTGTGCGGGACGCTGGGTGCGACCTTGCGTGCAAAGATCACGAGATCACCGACTGGGTGATACGAAACGGCAAACCCATCCGGCCGCGCATTATTATTCATCATCTGAACCCGCTGACGAAAGAGGACGTGCTCCAGCACACGGACGCACTGCTGGACCCGGAAAATGTGATCTGTGTGAGTGATCGGACCCACAAGGCCATCCACTATGGAGATGATGCAATCCTGAAGCCGGTGTATACAGAACGAAGACCGGGCGACACCTGCCCATGGAGGAAATGACATGTACCCTGTACGAAAATTCAATGTTGCGGAAGCGGCATACAGCACAAACCTGCGGCTGAAGATGCAGGAGGCAGAAGGAATGGTGCGGTGTATTGCACCAAGCCGGGAACGCAGTCTGGCACTGACGAAGCTGGACGAGGCATTGTTCTGGGCAAATGCAGCCATTGCAGCCGAGGGCGTGATGGACCACGAGGAATAATAAAAGGAGGAAAACAAAATGGACAACGAAGCTATGATGAACCGCGCAAAGCAGCTGGTGGTGGACTACTTTAACGCTCACGTGGACGTGACCGACGGCAAGAAGCTGACGATCGAGGACGTGTTCATCGTATGGTTCAGCAAAACCCTGCAGAACTGGAAGGCGCTGGTGAGTACCATCGTGTCTGACGGTATGTACTACGAGATCACCCACGACGGCGATAAGGGCGAGACCTATCTGGACGCCTACAAGAAGTGGGACAACCAGTGCATTGTAGACTGAGGTGATCGGAAATGGACAGTATCCTTACCTCGGTGAAGAAACTCCTTGGACTTACCGAGGAGTATACGGCGTTTGATGCAGACCTTATTATGCACATCAACAGCGTGCTGATGATCCTGCGGCAGATGGGTGTTGGGCCTCAGGAGGGCTTTGGCATCAGCGATGCAACGGCAACATGGAGCGAGTTTTGCCAGAACAGGGCAGACATTGAAGCGGTAAAGAGCTATACGGCGCTGAAGGTGAAGATGCTGTTTGACCCGCCGCAGAGTTCCAGCACGATGGAAGCGACCAAAAACCTTATCAGCGAACTGGAATGGCGGCTGTATGCCGAGTGCGACAGGGAGGAGAAACAATGCGGATGCTGAAGTTTGCCGTGGAAGGGCAGCAGCTGGCAAAGCGCGGTGATTTTGCCGGCGTGACAGCCGGAAGCAAAGGCTATCTGTGCTGCCACTTTGAGCAGAGTGACCCGGAGTGGCTTATGGCCAAGAAAATTGCTGTGTTCAATGACGAATATGCGGTGACTGTGAGCGCGGAAGGTGAGTGCGCCGTACCCGACGAGGTGACGGACGGAAAAAGCTTTAAGGTGTATCTTGCTGGCCAGAATGGCAAGACGCGGATGATGACAAACAAGGTACTGATCGAGCAGGTGAAGTGACATGGTGGATTTGGACAAGCAGTTTGCAGCAATGGCAGATGTGAGCGAAGAAGATACCGCTTACGATTTTGTGATCGATGAAGACCTGCGAGTGATCGCTGTGCCAGAACGCGGTGTGGTGCTGGGCGTTGAGGGAGATAAAGACGCGAACCGCATCCGATTTAGAATGAACAAAACATGGCGCGGATACGATATGTCGAAGTTTGACCTGCGCATCAACTACCAGAATGCAAACGGTGACAAAAACTATTACACGGTGACGAGCAAACACACTGAAGGCAATGCGGTGGTGTTTGACTGGATTGTGGCGGCGGATGCTGTAGCGTATCAGGGCGATGTGTTCTTTATTGTGGTGGGCCTTATTACCACTGGCGGAATGGTGAACTGTGCGTTCCACACGACGCTTGGCAAGGCAAAATGCCTGGAAGGCCTGGTGGTAGACACAAAAACTGACATTCCTGAGATCCGGGACTTTATGGCGACGCTGAAGGCGGAAGTGGAGGCATACGGACAGACCTTTGCGAATGCCGCTGCCGCCAGTGCAAAGGCAGCAAAGGCCAGCGAAACAACTGCTGCCAGTTCGGCCAGTGCGGCAAAGACCTCGGAGACAAACTCCGTGACCAGTGCGAAGGTCGCAAAAACGAGTGAAACGAATGCCAGCACCAGCG